GGCTATATTTTACTTGAACATTATGTATTTTGGTCTAATATAATAATTATCAGACAGACAAACGGGAGATTATCTGATGACTAAATTGATTGAACTTTATAAAAAAGTTTTAGATGCTGAAAGTAAACTGGCTGAAGCTGAACAGTATAGCGATTGGTCAAAGAGCATTAGTGCTTACAGAGCGGCCGCTACAAGGGCAAGCCAAAAATTAATGAATGAATGTCGCTTTTATCTAGGCCACGGTTATTCAAAACAAGACTTGATTAACCTTTTAGCAAAATTAAGGGATGCGGCCTAGTGCCGCCCCGAAAGGGAGATTATCTGATGGCTAAATTTACTACTGATTATGTGTTTGACACTGCAACGCACATCAACGGCATGACTAAGAATGAGATCGTATGCTTTCATTTGTTCAACCCAAATGGCTTGGTTGCCAAGTTGCCTGACTATGATGATTTTTGGCACGGTTCTATTTTCTTTGTTGGGTGCGAAATGCTTTATGGCCGCCACGACAATTACCACGCCAAGTGGTTGCGTAAGGTTTGCAACAAAGAAAAAAGCTACACCAAGAGCCGACTAACGCATCACTTGTTAAGTCTGGCTGATGATGTTGATAAGGCTTGGACAGCAATTGCAGAAAAAAAGGCGGTAGCATAATGACCACTTACATCGCATACTACCGTGTATCAACTCAGCGCCAAGGTCAATCCGGCCTTGGCTTAGAGGCACAACGCGTAGCCGTTGCCCCATTCGCCGACAACATCATCGCAGAATATGTTGAGGTGGAAAGCGGTAAGAACAACCACCGCCCACAATTAACTGAGGCATTAGCCCACGCCAAGCGCGAAGGCGCGACACTGTTGATCGCCAAGCTGGATCGTCTAGCTCGTAATGTTGCCTTCATTGCAAACCTACTTGAAGCCAACGTGCCAATCACCTGCGCTGACATGCCGGAAGCTGATCGCACTATGCTACAGATGATGTCAGTCTTTGCTGAGTTCGAGGGCAGACGCATCAGTGAGCGCACTAAGTCCGCTCTGGCTGTCGCCAAGGCGCGTGGCGTGAAGCTGGGCAGTCCTAACCCACACGCTGGCGGTAAAGCCGCTGGTGAAGCGCGTAGGGGCAAGACAGCCGCTGTTGCTGGCGAAGCTATGCCCATCATTAAAACATTACGTCAGTCAGGCGTGTCGTTTGCGAAGATCGCCGACACCTTGAATGACGCAAGAATACCGTCAGCAATGGGCGGTGTGTGGCACAGCACATCTGTGCGTAACCTAGTCAATCGGGAGAAAGTAAATGCATAGACAAACAACTTTATGGGAAACGCAAAACCCCCATATGCTTTTCGCTACAAAGGGTGAGGCGTATCGGTGGTGGCTTTACAAAACTGACAAGCCGTGGCGTGACGCTGACATTAAACGTCATGTCTTCATCAATAAAAGGGAACTCATCGCGTGGTTAAACAACACAATAAAAAAAGGTTATGATGAAATGACCAAAGGCGATAGCAGGGATGTCGCCTTGGACAAAATCGCCGCAATAATTTCTGAACATAAGGGAGATCAAAATGGCTAAATGCTTAATGAATATAATTCTTGGTGGCTTTGCAGTCCTGTACTGCCTGAGCTGGACTAACATCTTACACCCCACCTATAATTTCTGGGGTGCAATCGCTTACTTTGGGGGCATGTAATGACTGAGAAAATTGGAAAGATAACACCGGACGACATGCTGTCGGCTAGCCGTGTGCCTGTGTTGCTGGGGCTATCGCCTTACGCTACGCAGAATGAATTGCTATCTGAAATGATACAACGTGATCACGATAAATTTGAGCCTACGTTTCACGGTAATGAGATTACCGAATGGGGTGACCGGCTAGAGAATGTTATTCTCAATGAAGCCGCCAAACGTCTGGGCTTACGCAATCATGAAACCCATATAACCAAGCCGGAGTTCCACCCTGATCTGCCGTTAGCCGCCAGCCTTGATGGGCTGGGCGTTGCCAACGGCACGATCAAAACTGATGTTGCTAATGGTATATACTGCATGACTGCTGATGAGATAGACATCAGCACCATAGGCGTATTGGAAGCTAAGACCACCAGCGCGATGCCGGAAGAACAACCAGCCGCACACCGTGGCTTGTGGCAACTACAGGCGCAGATGATGTGTGGCGGTTATAGATGGGGTGCAATCTGTGTGTTGTATCGCGGCATCCAGATGCGTGTGTTTGTCTATGAAGCTGACCCGGTCATGCAAAAGCGCATTGCTGATGCGGTGATTGACTTTGAAGAACGCCGCAAAACTGGTGAGGTATACCCGGTGCTGTCTTCCGGGGATGGCAATCACGCCTACCCAGAGGCAGAGCCTGACGCTGAACCGCTTGATCTAAATGGTGAGCCGGATGTTCTGACCGCCTTTGAAGATTTAATGGCGGCCAAGGATGCAAAGAAGCAGGCCGAAGCTGACATAGATCAGGCCGAAGCTACGATCAAAGAGTATATGGGCAACCACGATCAGGCGCGTGTCAACATTGGTCTGTCGCAGTACCAGATCAAATGGCCGATGCGGCGAACCAAGGCGCAACCTGAGAAGGTTACACCGGCCAAGCCGGAAGCTACTGTTCGGCAGAAAACACTTAGCATTAAAGAGCTGTAAGATTACTTGGTATCGGTGGTTTGCTTCTTGTCATAAGAACGCATTCCGGCGATGCCAAGCATTCCAAACAATAGTGGCATCATCACTGACATATCTGCTTGCGGTATGGTGATGCCGAAGCCTGCCGCGATAGGCGCTACCATATAGTTTATGCCTAACGACAATCCACATATCCAGCCAATCAATGGCCGCCAGCTTGACTGAAACCAGTTGCCCTTCGCATCCTGTTTAGCAATCTCTAGCTGTGCCAGTATCTGTTCTTGCGTATGACGCTGTGACATTGTGGCGAGATCGTGAGCGAGCTGTGCCTTTTGATCCTTGTCTTCAATGAACTTATCTAATAGCCCAGTGATAGGGCCTACTAATAAATCAATCATTTTTTTGCCTCATTTCCCATCCAAATACCAAACGCACCGGTCATAGCGCCCATCACAACGCTGACAAAGGCTGACTGTGATGCTGTCGGGCTGTCCAAGCTCATAAACCACTCGGCACAACGCCAGCTCATCAGCGTCATTATCGCCATCATCAGGCGTGGTAGTATCTTCCATTCTAGTATGTCCTTGGCTGACATCTAATAACTCCATATGTTAGGACGCGGCCCACCGGCAAACGTGTCCAGATGCAAGAACCTACCAGCGCCGGACTGCTTTACCCCGATGCCGGTGAAGCCGTGCTTGAATGCCAGCGCCATAATTCGATACGATTGCTGGCCGTCACACTTGACATCGACTGCAACGCCTCTGGCGTGTGTTCCGGGGCGAGCCTTACTAGCTTCAACCGGATGCGTGGCATCACGATACCCTGATGTGATTGTCATGCCTTCGCCCAGCTCACTACGCAATGCCTGTAGCTTATCCATAAAGCTGGCATCCATTGCACACTTGCTAGTGTGACTGCACTTGAGTTCAGCCTCACTGAAATTAGGATACTTTGACCAGTCCATTATATTCTGCCTCTTATAATTTCAATTGCCTTGTTGAAACTGTCTTCTTCTATGTTACGGTTTTCAAAATACCTTTGGGTGAACCGCTTCGAGTATTGTTGCACCTGCTCTGTTGCATAGAAAATAACCCGGCGGTCATTGATCGAGCAACAAGCAAGCATATCATAATCGTCAACGGTTGGCAGTATCTTCTTGTTTGTCCCCGATGCTAGCTGAAACTGATAGCCATATGTGCTTTTGCTTTTCGGCTTTAACGTGGCTGATTTTACTTGAACCCGAAGGAACTCACGTTCAGCCCAGCAAACCAGATCAACCTTATCTTGCGCCGCCAGCGACACTCGCCACCCCATCTGCAACAACGATGCGGCGGTTATATATTCACCAATCAGACCAACGGTAGTTTCTGTTAGCATTTATTTCCTTAAAAAATAAGCGACAGTGCCAGCAATCCCAACCATTAGGAAGACCGCCATTGCACCTACCAACATTTCTAATATGAATTGCTTTTTGCGAGCGGCCTTCTTCTCAGCCTCACGTCTTTCTGTACGACACTTAGCTTGAAACGCCTGCCAGTCAGCCCACAATCGTGGCCTACCAATGTATATCATTATCTTCTTCAGTTCATACTCAGCGTCTTTGACTTGCTCTAATGCAAGAAATGCTTCTAAGTCTGAGCCGCCAACAGATGATTTGTTCTTGCCAGCTACCTTCTTTTCTAGCCCTTCTTTCGCACCAACAAACTTGGCAATAGCTCCGCCTGCTCTAGCCAAATCGCCAGAGTTTTGCACCGCTTGCTTGATAACAGCGAATGCGGCATTGGCGGCGGCTAGTTCTGCTAACATCAGTATACTTTCGTTTTATTAGGGTCTATTGCTTTCGGTAAGCAGTATGCTGTAACCCTATCGCGTGGGTCAACTAAATCCAGATGCTGGTAATTTCCGTGGGTTCTGGTGACTTGCTTTGCGAAATAATTACAATCATCAACAGAACGAAAGTGTAGCAAATTCTTAGCAATTGCTCTTCGGTCATCGCCTACCCCTTGATACATAACTAAAACAAATGCGACTACCCACTCAACCATCTGCACATGCCTCAACTAATTTCATTAAACGAAAGCCGCACTAAGGCGGCCTCGCAACCCAAGGGCAAAACCAAGGGCGTGGTAAATCATTTCTTTTCCATCAAGCGATGTAGCAAGTCCTCTAATCTGCCGAACCTGTCCTCAATGCGCCCCATCATAGACGCCATCTCATCCTTATGGATAAAGGTCTCTCTTGTGGAGTTGATGCGTTCCTCAAGTCGGTTGACACGATTGGTTAGCTGATTGATATACCAACCACCGCCAGCAATAAACGCGCCAATCAATATATCAAACAAGCTACTCATATCCATAACCCACTCCTATTAGTAAGGGCTATCACCTAGTACAGCTACATCCCAAGCGGCCTTTAAGCCAGCAATGTCAGTAGCATTGTCAATAGCAGGCGCGGCAGGCGCATCACGCAACGCATCCTTTGCAGTAGCAATCGCAGATGTGTCTGAGCCAGCTTCGAGAGCCTTCATCAGTTCTACGTCCTTTGCTTCAAGCAATGGCTTACGCGCTTCACGAATCTTGTCGCGGAAGATTTCCTTTGCCTTGGTCATGTCTTCGCTAATCACGTTGCCGGACAGTGTCCACGCTCCGCGAAAATCTCTGTTTGATGGAACGGTTGCAGTTGACGCATCAATCTGATTACCGTCCTTGTCTACGATGTAAGTTGTTACAGCCATTAGTATCTCCTATGCGGCTAGTTCATCAGATATACGCCACGCATTGCGCCACGTTCGTTGTTGCGGTAACTGCTCTTTCTTGCAGATTACCATCTTCGGGCGGTTGCCCTCATCCCAAGTCTGCCATACAGACTGTGGTACGTCCTTCATAATTAAATACTCAATAGCTTCTTCTTCTGTCATAGCTGGCATTGGCTCAGTTTCATGCAACAGGTAGCCGCGAGTATGCTTCTTGAAATCCGGTTGTGCTTCGTCTTTAGCAAGCTCCCAGTAAACCCATACCGGAGGGAGGATGTTTCCGGCAAGCGCACACGCCATCCAATTTAAGTCTGGCACAAGTATCTTGGCGCACTCATCAACGCTGTCCTCATAGACAACACGGTAGTCAGACTGCACACCGTCTAGGTTTTCTTTAGCCCAGCATAGTCGGTCAAATAGGTGAGTGCCTTTGAAATCAGGTGTCTGCATTATGCGAGGTCTCCGTGAACATTAATAGCATTATATCCTCCATCATTTGGTGTTACGGGAGGATATTGAGTTACAAATCTGGAAAAAGATGCTGAAGTTGGAACAAAAAAACCAACATACCTATTAGGGTCGCCAGTAGTTTGCCCCGCACCGCCTGACATAGCATACTCTACAGCGTTAAACGAATTACTATAGTTTGTTGAAAAATCACCAGTCCCATTATCCGTAATGCTTGACACATTATGACTATCACGAATAGCAACAGTGCCAATAGCATCAAAATTTACCCAAGCCTTCGCACTACCATTAACAACATAGTCCGTAGTCACCGAACCTGCGGTGCTGTGGGTCAGGGTATCTGCTATTATTGTTCCAGCCATTATGCTAAGTCTCCGTGATAAGTAACAAATACTCTTGCTGTGTCTACAACACTTGATGCACTAGTAAAGTTGTAAAATCTAAACACTGTTGTTGTAGGAGCAACACTTGGGTTACTACTAATAAAGTCACCCGAAGCTGTGTCTTGTGACATCCCAGTTGCAGCATAGTCAGAGTTTCCGAAAGCATTGCTGACTGTTATTCCATAGTTGCCACCACCTGCATCTGTTAAACTGCTCAAGTTTAGGCTGTCCCTTGCCGCAATAGTTCCTGTTCCATTAAAATTAACCCACGCCTTCGCCAGTCCCTGTTGTAGTGACTGCGTAGCCGCACCGCCCTCGCTCGTCACCGTAATGTCGCCAGCAGAGGTCTTGCCTGTGAGATTGTCTACTAGGATGGTACTCATGCTAAGTCTCCTTGCCCACTTACAGCACAAACCGGACTATCAAAAGCTGCATTAGACCCATTATAATTAAAACAATGTATAGAAGAAGCGGTTGTGTCAGTTTGAATAAATGACTGGTCACCATTAGCACCATTACCAACATTAAAACCAGCAACAATAGAAGCACTTGTAAATGAATTGGTTAGATTTACGTTTGTATCTGCTGTTCCCGTATCTGTAAGACTAGCCACGTTAAAACTTTCATTTACTGCTGTAGTACTTACAGTTGTGAAATGACACCAAGCCTTTGCCGCACTCTGATTAGTCAGCGTGACTGCACCGCCCGATGTGTTCTGTATGGTATCTGCTCGTAAGGTACTCATGCTATCACCAAGTTACCGTTGACTGTCAACGTAACCCCTGTTGCAACGGTTAGGCTAAAGAAAGCCCCAGCGTTGTCGCCAGATGCGATGGTTGTGTTAGTGTCAAGCTGTTGCTCATGCACTCTGAAGATGTCGCCCTTGCCGTTTGTCGTGTCGCCTGTCGCGCCATTCTCACCTTGGAAATAACCAGCACCACCAGCAGGGGCGGCCTCTAGGCTAATAGTGCCAGACCCATTATCGTAGGTCATCAGGTAGTTATCTTGCCCAGCACCTACACTCTGGTCAGCATCAAAGGTAAAGTTGCCCAGCGCAACATTGCCAGTGCCATTAGGCGTAATGTTGATGTCGCCATTAGACACGCTAACAATGCTATTGCCATTAACGTCTAAATTACCGCCAAGCTGTGGGGTGGTGTCGTCAACAACCTCACCACTTGCGCCTGCAATCGTTAGCGTTTCATTGCCGCCGTCATTATTCTCTGTCAGCGTAATGTTTGATCCAGCTACCAGCTTACCGTTTAGATAGCCGGGGGTGGTGTCGTTAGACGATACGCCAGCAACGTCATTGCCATCTGACGCAACGGCAGTCCACGATGAACCGTTATAATACTTTAGCGTGTTGTCTGTTGTGTTAAAGAATAGATCGCCTTCATCGAGTGACGTAGTTGGATCAGTCGCGCCAATCCGATATCGCACCGCAAAGGTATTAACATCAGTAATGTTTGCGGCGGTGGTGTTTACGTTGGCTATATCAGTCGCAACCGTATTAACATTAGATACAGCACCAGCCACAGCATTGACGTTGGCTATTGATCCGGCTGTAGTATTTACGTTGGCTATATCTGTTGCCACCGTGCCAATGTCGGTAGCGTCACCAGCTACAGCATTAATATTTGATGTGTTGCCAGCTACAGTAGTTACGTTGCCGGATATACCAGCAACCGTTGTTACGTTGGCTGAGATACCCGAAACAGTTGTGATAGCATTAGTTGCAACCGTGCCATCCTGTATATCAGCTAGTGTCGCAATATCAGTAGCGACATCAGCCAATGCGGTAACATCAGTGCTATCAGGGCCAGCCTCTGGGTTGCCGGTTGTGCTATTGAATTGCAGATACTTACCAGCGCGAGCCGCCTTAGCAGGCAGTGTCATATCTAATGTGCCGCCATCATCAACGTGCGCTGGGTCATAGACCGGGGCTTGCAGTGTGCGCTTTTGCTCTTCTGCAATCTGCTGGTCGAAGATAGTCAGGCCATCGAGCTGTTCGTTTAAAGCTGAGGCGCGTAAATCACCAGCCGTCACAAAGTCGGTGGTGCGCTCAATATCCCTTGCGCCCACAATAACAATCTGATCTGAGGCGGTAGGCGTTGATGGCACGTTTGTGCCGGTCACTATAGTAACAGACCCAGTGCCGTTGGCGTTGACGGTGACAGTGTAATCAGTCGTCAGCGTCAGCTTAGTTGCGTTGAAGTATACTGCCAGATCGTTCTGATCCAAAACCTCAAACGTGAAGCTGTACGGCCCTAGCCCGGCTGAACCTGTAAACACGACACGGCGCGTCACTGCATTAATATTGTAATCTGCCATAGTTACCTCTCTGCCTCGCAGTATAACCTATTTACTTAGCCGCTTCTACCCTTGCATAAACATCTGGGTATTCTTCAAGAAGAGCCTCTTTAGCCTCAGCAAAAACCTCGCTAGTAATACTCTTTATATCTTCTAGCTTTTCTTCTTTAGTAGCGTTGATATAATGATCACTAGCTATATGCGCGTTTAACTCATCAAGCAATGTTTGACCGGGCGTATACCTATCGTTTTCACTGCCATCTGGGTTTGTTGGCATTTCGCCCCTATAATCCATATTGTTAGCCAGTTCAATCCAACGGTTGTACTGTTCAGCGCTTAACAAAACACCGTTAATCTTTTTGTTAGGCATTTTAGGGCCGTCACCTAAACGCATCAGCTCGGCATCCACGCCTTCATATTTAGCAGTCTTTACGCGGAACGGCGAGAATAACCCAGCGCTAGAATTGGCATCACGCGATGTAATTACTTCGCCCCAAAGATTTAGCTTTGGCGGCACTTGGTCGCTAAATATTGGATTGCGTGCTTTTGCTTTCTGCAATGCCGTATAGAAGCCCCGAACAAATGCTGGCAGTTGTGTAGGGTCTTCGTTAAATAAACCAGCGCTAGGCATCATTGTGTTAGACATTTCTGGCGACATAGTGCGCTCAAGTTCAGCGCCTGTCATTCCAGCGGATACCGTAGGTAAAACAGATAATAAGCCAGAACCTAATTTTTCACCCATCATTTGCATTGTATTTTCTGCCGCAACCTCTGGGTCTGAGTTCATCATGTTTCGGCTTAGATCAGACACCCCTTGCAAAAATGGACTTTGCATTGCGTATTCGTATATGCCGACCACGCTAGCTGTTGCTAATGCCTCTGCTACGGTTTGGTCTTCATCCCTTTGGGCGTAATACGCAAAGTCAGATGCCATAGATAATGTTCCCGACAATGGATCAAGCCTGCTATATGTTATGCTTTTATATGTGCC